GCTACCCGCAGCGGATCATGTTGCAGCTGGCGCCGGTCTACACCGACGCCGGCTGGGGGCGTTCGATCGCGTGCGGGGTAGAACCGTGATCCGCGCCTGGCTCACGGCGAATGCGCTGTACCTCGCGCTCGGCGCGCTGCTCGCCGTTTCGACCTTCGCCGGTGTGCAGACGCTGCGCCTCGCGAACGCGAAGACCGAGATCGCGCAGACGAACGAGAAGATCGAGGCCGCGAACGCGAAAGCCGAGAAGGCCGCGCGCGAAACGAACGCGTCGATCCTCGACACGATCTTCGCCGGCGCCGACATGTACGAACGAGGTAAATCCGATGCGCAAGCTGAATCTGACCGCGTTGTTGCTGGCCTCAACGCTGGCACTCTCAAGCTGCGGCGCGAGTGGGCCATGTGCGAAACCGGCCGTTTGGCCGACGGTGCCGCCGCTACCGCCGAACTTGGCGAAGCCGAGCGACGCCGGAACGAAAGTGCGGGCCGAATTGTTCGAGCCACAGACGAGTGCGTCGCCGAAAAAGCCGCTGTAGTCGCCACGTACAACGGCGTGCGCGACAAGATCAACAAGGGCGCGCCGTGGTGAAAGAGCTTTCTCCGCGCCAACTCGCGTTCGCCGCCGCATACGCCAAGCATGGTGTGGCCGAGCGCGCTGCGGTTGATGCGGGATACAGCGACAAGACTGCCGGTGCGCAGGCGAGTCGTTTGTTAAAGAATGACGGTGTACGCGCCGAGGTCGCGCGATTGAAGGGGAAAGCGACCGCCAAGGCCGAGGTCGACATCGAGCGCGTCGTGCGCGAGCTGTCGCTGATCGGTTTCGCAGATCTCGCCGAGTTCGTCGAATGGGGGCCGGACGGTGTGCGGCTCAAGGCAAGCGATACGCTCGATGCGGAACGCCGTCGCGCGATCGTCGAGGTGAGCGAAGGCAAGTTCGGCGTCAAGATCAAGCTCGCCGACAAGAACAGCGCGCTTGAGAAGCTCGGCCGCTATCTCGGCATGTTCATCGACAAGGTCGAGCATTCCGGCAAGATCGAGACGACCGCGCCCGTGGTGAATCTCACGCTGACCAGCAAGGGAGTGAGCGGTGGCTGACGGCGGCTCCGCGCTCGACCTGCGTCTGCACGAACGCCAGACCGAGGCGTTCCTGTCGCCGGCGACGGAAATCCTCTATGGCGGCGCGGCCGGCGGCGGCAAGTCGCATCTCATGCGCGTGCTCGCCATCATGCTGTGCGCCGAGGTGCCGGGCTTGCAGGTCTACCTGTTTCGCCGGCTTTCGGACGACTTGTACAAGAACCACATGGAAGGCCCGGGCGGATTTTTCGCATTGCTCGCCCCGTGGATTGGCGCTGGCTGGGTCAAGTTCAACGCGTCCAAGAACTTCCTCGAATTCTGGAACGGCGCGAAGGTCTGGCTGTCGCACTGCCAGTACGAGAAGGACAAGATCAAATACCAAGGGCCGGAGATTCATGTTCTCCTGGTCGACGAGCTGACGCATTTCACCGAATCGATCTACCGCTACCTGCGCGGTCGCTGCCGTCTCGGCGGCCTGAAGGTGCCGGAAAAGTACGCGGGCAAGCTGCCGCTCGTGCTTGCGGGGTCTAACCCGGGTGGCGTCGGACACAACTGGGTCAAGGCCGCTTTCATATCACCGGCCAAGCCGGGCGAGATTCGCGAAATGCCGAAGGAAGAAGGCGGCATGCGCCGGCAGTACATCCCGGCCAAACTCGCTGACAACCCGACGATGTCCGAGAACGATCCCGACTACGCGGATCGTCTCGCCGGCCTCGGCAATGCCGCGCTCGTGAAGGCCATGCTTGACGGCGATTGGGACATCGTCGCCGGCGGCGCACTCGATGACGTCTGGTCGCCGCGCGTCATCCTGCCGCGATTCGCCGTTCCGGCCGGTTGGCGAGTGGATCGTTCGTTCGACTGGGGCAGCGCGAAGCCATTTGCGGTGATCTGGTGGGCGGAGTGCGATGGCACCGAGGCGACGCTGCCCGATGGCTCGCGTTTCGCGCCGCCGAAAGGCAGCCTGATCGCGCTGCACGAGTGGTACGGCGCGAAGGGGCCGAACGAAGGCCTGCGCCTGCCGTCCGGAGAGATCGCGGCCGGCATCAAGGAACGCGAGAAGCTTCTGACGGCCAGCCGCTGGATCACCGCGACACCGATTGCTGGGCCTGCCGACAACGCGATCAGCGCTGTATCGCAGCCAGGCACGCCGACCATCGCTGACGAAATGGCGAAGGCCGGTATTCGGTGGACCGAGTCCGACAAGGCGCCGGGCACGCGCAAGATCGGCCTCGACCTGCTGCGCGCGCGGATCAAGGAGGCCGGCAAGGAACGTCCAGAGGCACCCGCGCTTTTCGTCATGGATCACTGCCGCGAGCTGCTTGCGCACCTGCCCGTGCTGCCGCGCGACGCGAAGAATCCAGACGACGTCGACTCCGACGCCGAAGACCACGACTACGACGCGACACGCTACCGCGTGCTCGCTACGCGCCGCTCCGTCCGCACCGAACCCCTGAGGATTTGACCATGACGATCACGGTCGACCAGCGATCGCCCGAATCCGCCGCGATGCTGCCTGCATGGGCGCTTGTCGACGACCTGCTTGGAGGGACGGACGCCATGCGCGCCGCTGGCGAGCGCTACCTGCCGAAGCGCCCGCTTGAGGACGATCGCGACTACAAGGCGAGGCTGAACGCCGCAACGCTGCTGCCCGCACTGGCGGAGACGATCAAGAAACTTATCGGGCGCGTGTTCGCGGAGCCGATGCTGATCGGCGATGACGTGCCGCAGTGGGTTGACGACGAAGTGCTGCCCGATGTCGATCTGCAAGGGCGCAATCTGCACGTCTTTGCGCGCGAATGGTTCGACGAGGCGCTCGGCTACGGCCTGTCGCATTGCATCGTCGAGTCGCCCCGCGTCGATGGCGTGCGCACGCGCGCCGACCAACGCGCAGCCAACCTGCGCCCGTACCTGATCCGCATCCATCCGCGCCGCGTGCTCGGCTGGAAGGTCGTCGACGGCAAGCTGACTCAGGTGCGCATCGCATTCGAACGCGTCGTCGACGACGGCGAGTTCGGTCAGAAGACGGTCGCCCAGGTGCGCGTGTACGAGCCGGGCCACGTGCGCACATTCGAGGCCAGCGGCAAGGACGGCACCTATGTGTTCGTCGATGACGTGCCAACTGGACTCTCTCGCATCCCGCTGATCACGCTGTACACGAAGCGCACCGGCATGTTGACGGCGACGCCGCCGCTGCTCGATCTCGCGCATCTCAACGCCAAGCACTGGCGCGCGCAGTCCGGCAACGATGCGCTGATCGACACGGCATCCGTGCCGATCCTGTCGATCTCCGGTGTGCAGGAAGGCGACGACATCGTGATCGGCGCCAAGCACGCCGTGCGGTTGCCGTCCGGTGCCGAAATGAAATACGTCGAGCACACCGGCGCGGCGATCACCGCTGGGCGCGAGGCCCTGGCCGATCTCGTCGAGGACATGCGGCTCGCCGGGGCAAAGCTGTTGCAACCGGTGCAGGCAGGCAAGAGCGACGCGCAGGCCAGCGAGGACAACACCAGCGGCAACAGCGAACTTGGCGGCATGGCGACGCAGCTGCAAGACACGCTCACCGACCTGCTCGACGTCATCGGCGAATATCGCGGCGACGCGGCGGGCGGAACCGTCGAACTGCGGCCAAACCTCGATCCCGATCCGACGCCGGCGAACACGCTGACCGCGCTGATCGGGTTGCGCAATGCCGGTGCGCTGTCCGACGAGACGCTGTTCGGCGAAGCGCAGCGCCGCGGCCTCGTCGCCGGCGACATCACATGGGCGGACGAAGCCGAGCGGATCGCGGCGCAGGGGCTGTAGATGCCGACCGAGCGGCAGATCGTCGACGCCTACACGCGGCGCGCGCTGCTGCTGCTGCGCGTGGCGAATGGCATCGCGGACGACGCCGTGCGCCGGCTGCGCAAGCTCGCCAACGAACTGCGCGCACTACTGGCGGGCGTCGACATGTCCGCGCTGG